CAATTGCTAAAATATTAAAAAAAATACATTTTTCAATATTTAATATTTGACTATAGGAAGGTAGTTTTTCAAATTTAAACATTATTCCAAAATTTGTTATTTCATCATAAAAATCAAATAATTTACTCGTTGTTCCACTACCTCTCTCCAAAATAAAAATTTCCTTTTTTAAATCATTGTTTAAACGATATTCGAAGTTTTCCATGAAATTATTTGACATTTTAAAAGTGATTTTTTATCCATATAATTTTTATTTTATTTCAATTTTTTTTAACACCATCCGCAATAATATTCACCGACTTCAGGACCACAATAACCATCATTTCTATCAACACGTTCATCTACATCATCTTGGGTAGCGATAGTTAGTTGTTTTGGATGAAAATGTTTTCCACAAGAATAACAACGGGGGAATAGTTTAGTTAGATTTTTTATTTTTTTATTGATATCATCAATGTTTTTTTCGTATTCTTTTATGATATCAACGATTACATTTTTTTACTTTCAAGATTTTTAATTTCTTTATCAATATTGTTATAGTATTCTTCTGATGGCATTTTTTATTTATATTAAAATCGAATCTTTTATATTAAAATAAAAAAATTAGAAATAAACGAATTCACTAAGATAGTATTCGTAAAATGGTGGTAAATTATAGTTTGATTTTATTGGTATATGTAAACAAGTTTTTATATGTTTTTCAATCTTATTTTCTTCCCACGCCTCAACATGAGAAAAATTTGCATATTTATTATTTATAAATTTTTCATCGCCAAAAAAGCTTAAATGCCATCCTCCATTTTCTAAAAATTTTGTTTCAGTAAATTCAAGACGTAGTTCATTTAAACAAAGTCTCTCTGAATTTAAAAAAACACGTGAGTAACCTTTACTGAAAAAGATATATTTACTCATCTTTGAAGGATCAAATTTTGAAATATATTGTTTATAAAAATTATATGACATTAAATATGGATGAGACCATATATGTTTTTCTTTATAATTCAAAGAATATGTATAATTATCTTGTAATAGTTTCGTAAATGTAAAATTGGGATTTTTTTTTACTTCATTTAATGTATTTGGATTTAATATTTCATCAACATCAGATACAATTATGTAATCTGAATCTTCTAAAGAAATATTTTCAAATCCTTTTTTTATACTTTCTCTTTGAAATGCTTCATTAAACCATTGTTCGCCATTCTCATGATAATTTAAAATTTGGAATGGTTTTTTATTTTTATAATTTATATTAGGATATACATATGGTAAATCTACGATAATATGAATAATTTTATCCTCAAATTTTTTAAAAAGATGTTTGTTTTCATTGTAAAAAAGAGGTTTTGAATTTCCCATAAAGGTTTGATTTGCCTCGACTAAAATAAAAAAATCTACTATATCGTATAAAATACTTAATCGATAAGTAAGCATCTTTAATTCATTGTAAAATATAAAACAGTCAATTATCTTCATAACGTTTATCAATATTTTGGTATTTTTTAAGTCGATTTATTTTATTTATATTGAATATCTGATTTGTAATCTAGTGGGCTGTAAAAAAGATGTGGAAATTGGTATTCAAAGTTTTCTATGAAATTATTTGACATTTCAAAAGTGATTTTTATCCATATAATTTTTATTTTTTTCAATTTTTTCTTCACATGAAATTTTTAACACCATCCACAATAATATTCACCGACTTCAGGTCCAAAATAACCATCATTTCTATCAACGCGTTCATCTACATCATCTTGAGTAGCGATAGTCAGTTGTTTGGGATGAAAATGTTTTCCACATGAATAACATCGTGGAAATAGTTTAGTTAGATTTTTTATTTTTTTATCAATATCATTTATATTTTTTTCATGTTTTTTTACAATATCAACGATTGCATTTTTTTGAATTTCAAGATCTTTAATATTTTTATCAATATTGTTATAGTATTCTTCTGGTGGCATTTTTTATATTAATAAGATCAAATCTTTAATAGATTTTTTATTTTTATTTGCATTGAATATCTGATTTGTAGTCTAATGGGCTGTAAAAAAGATGTGGAAAATAATCGTAAAAGAAAATATCTTTTGAGTTTCTAATATGACTCCATATTAAAAATTTATCAACTGCAGTTGGTATATTTTCATGTGATTTCGTAATGTTGTATAAGAATGATGCCATACTTTTTGTGAAAATATTTATATGTGTCGTTCTATCAAAAATCATGTTTTTAATAGGTTCTAATGGAATTCTTTCGTAAATGACATCTTTTGAATCTTTTTTCCAATGATATTTAATATCTCTTGATAAATGAGGTTTAAAATTTAAATGAAATCTTCCTCCAAGAAAAAGATATTTATTTGCATTGGTCACATTTTTAAAACTTGATACTGCTTCGATGAATTTTTCAGAAAAAGTATCTGTTTTGTCGGTCAAGAAAATATCGTCCTCGAATACGAGAATAAGATCATTATCATCAATAGAAGAATCGTCTATTATTTGTTTCCATATTGTTTGATGTGATAGAAAACAACCAATTTCACCTTTTTTTTTTGATTTTTTTAAAAAACTATCTTGTATTGATGAAATATCTAAATTTTGTCCGTTAATTGCATCGAATCTTTCAATTAAATCTGGATTAAAGTGAGGGGATACTCTATCTTTAAATTCTTGATATCTATCATTTCTGTGTTTAAGATTAATGACGAATTTTTTTTTAAAATTATTTTGAATGAATTCGTCCATATATTTTTTTTAATTTATGTTGTTTTTTAATTATAAATTAAAAATAATTGTTTTTTTTAATAGAAGTCTTCTAATAACCATTCTTCATAATCACCACGTAATACATGATAGGCAATTTCTTTTTTCCATTTTAAATTATTATATGGTAAATATCCTTCATCGATAATATAATCGGTATAGTCTATACCATTTTTTAAATCTTGAATTTGCCAATAATGATCACATATAGATTCGATATCATAACTTACAATTTTTTTTATTATGACAATAGGTAAATTAAATCTACCTACTATTTTAAGTTTTGCGTTTAAAGTGCAGTTATTATCGTGATATTTTTCTAATTTTGTAATAGATTTTACATACTTTTTTCTTTTTTTATATTGTTCAGATAACCATACTTCTCCATCTTTGTAAACTTTTTCTAATTCATCGTCTAAAAATTTGTATTCTTTTTCTAAATGTTCTTGAAGATTTTCTTCTTTTATTTGTTTATATTTACCATAACGTACATCATCATCTGTAAATTTAACTGTTTTGATGTTATAATCTTTTGTTATCACCATATCTAATCTAAAACATTCATATTCTAAAGAAATATGATTAATTTTATATACTCTATTATTATTAATTAAATACATACCCTTTTCAGGTTTTATTTGCCATTCTTGCCCACTTAAGTATGGTTTAAAGTAAACTATATTATTTTGGGATGCTAATAATTCACTATAAGGAAATTTTGCATAAAAAGTTCTGATATCAAAATTTGTATTTTGTATTAGTTCAGATAAATCTTGTCCGGCTTTATGAATATCTCCATTATTTCTTCTTAAGGAAGCGTAGATGTGTTCTTTACTTATTCTCCAATTTTGAGGAAGACATCTAATTTGTTTTTTATTACTTAAACCTTCCTGAACAAAATAATTATATAACATATCAACCTCCTTGTCAGTAAATTTTTCCTTCTTTACATTCTCCATAAGATTAAAATGATGAATGTATTCATTCTTTTCAATTTCATCTTCGTCCAAGTCTCGTAGTATATTAAACATGTTTCCGTTCACGTTCATGATGTAATTAATACGAGTTGATTTTAAACAAAATAAAATAAATAAAAAATCAATTTTTTTAGTATATTATTTTTAAATATTTGAAAAATTAAATAACTATATAATTATTATGAACCTGAAAAAAGTATAGAAGAAAGACTTAATGAACTTGAAGCATGTTGTAAAGAAAATAAGATTTTTATTTTTAAACAAATTATAAGTAAAGATGGGGATGCGGGGGGTGTATTTACACCATACGAAGAAAACTTTATTTTAAATAATTTTGATTTAGTAATCTCAAATTTTGAAAAATTAAAAAAAGAATCTAGTACAACAAAAATAGAAAATTTTATAAAGGGGTTTATTATAAATTGGGTTCGGTGGCATATAGAAGATGTCGAACATTTAGATGAAAATAAAGTTGAAAAAATAATAAGATTTATTATTAAGCTTAATACTTTGTATCCAGATAGATATAATGAATTAATTTAAATTTAAAATTGAATTATAATTATTCTTTCAAAACTAAAATTACAAATGTATCTAAAAGATTTACCTATTGAAAAACAATTAGAATATTGTACTGCAAATGGTAAAGTAAAACTTGTCAAATATTTATTTAAAAAATACACCTTCAATTTTGAAGCCGCGAATGTAATTTATCAAAGATTGCGAAGGTATATTAAGAAACATCCAGATTTGCCAAATATAGATGATTATATAGAAATTAGAAGTGCATTTATTTATGTTCTTGAACCAGACTTATTTATAAAGTAAAAAAAAATTTAATAAAAAACAAGCTATAACAAAGTTTATAAAAATTATAAAACATAAATGTATTAAAGCAGTTAGAAGACCTTAAAGAAATGTATAGATGTTTAAGTGAAATTTATGACATAATTACTATTCTTGAAAGATCATTCATAAATCATCCAAATCATAGACCTGATAATATTAAATTTTTAAAAAAAATTATAAAAAAAATAAAAGAATCAAATGATGAAGAACCAAAAGATGAAAAACTAGTTTCGACTTTTATAAAAAATTTCACTAAAAAAGAAGATGGTAAAAGACAAAGAAAATCTAAAAGAAAATCTAAAAAAAAGAAATCTAAGAAAAGAAAGTCAAGAAAAATGTAAAGAATTTTTAAACTTATAACAAGTTTAAAAATAATAATACCAAGTTTTTTTCAATTTTAAAATATTTTTTTTCTTTCAACTTTTGATTTTAAGGTTTTGTTGTTTTTTCCTATTTTTTCAAATATGCAGTGATGTGTTTCGTTTATTTCGTGTATGTACAAATTTCCGCCTCTATTTTTTTCAAATAAAATTTGCGGATATTGAGATTTGCTTTTAATATCTCCAAAACA